AGTTGCTCAATGAACCTATTGACATTGAGCAACCTATTAGGGAGAGTAGAAAAACAGACATTAAAGATATGAAAGAAGACATTGCTTATCTTCGTGAGGAGATTATCAAGATGCATAAGTCCATGAAAGAGCTGGTTGATCGCCTAGAACAGATGCAATCTTATGGATTGAAGATGAGGCCTAATCAATGGTAAAAAATAAATCTAATAAAGCATCAAATGGTATCCATAAATATCTTCGTTCAAGCGACGACGATGATATCACAGAGTATCGCGCAAAGATTTTTGTGCAAACTTATTCACTTGTTGCTTCTCTTAAGAAGGATCTTTATTTTGAAAAGAAATCTAAGATGGCTGCTTTCGATAATAAAAGAAAACTTAATGGATCTTTAACGCTTATAGAAACAAAAGAAAGATCTCAAACAAAAAAAGAAGTTGCTCATCTTATAGATGAACTTGAAATAATAACAACTGGTATTGACGAGATGCTAGAGTACATCTATACAATGACACCACAGTATGATAACTAAGGATTTAAAATGAGTAACGATTGGAGATATATAAACTACGCTGATTGGGCATTAGACGAACTACTTCATACTGAATATGACGAAGATAAACTAATAGATATTCTTGATGGATGTAGTGAGAAACCATCCCCTACTTTTAATGCATATGAAGTATTAGGTTGTCTAAATGAGAAAGAAGCATTGATTGTAGAACTTATTTTATTTGATGGACGTACTTATATTTCTGTAGGTAGACAAGTCGGATTAAGTAAACAACGAGTTCACCAAATATATAATATTGCTTTAGATAAAATAAAAAAGAATGGAGTTCTAAATGCCTCGCCCTAATCGCGCAATAAATGCTATGAAGAAAAGAGACTATCCTGCTGCAATGTGGGAGCTACTGCTCTATGAATACAGGATGGCTAAAGCAGGTAATACTACTCATCGCCTTGGAGGCAGTTCTGTTAATGCACTTATCTCTGCCATCAAAGATATTGAAACAGAAAAAATAGATGAGTTAAAAAAAGAAGATAGCATATCTGTTCAGGAGATTGAAGCATGGCTCAAAGAAACCAAAAACTAAATGATGTAATGTTGAACGCTCATCAGTTTATTTCTCGTTTAAAAATAAAAGCGAAAGATGGACGCATCGTTACTCTTTATCCTAATGATGAGCAGACAAAGATAATCGAAGCCCTTGAGGGTGGAAAGGATTTAATCGTAGCTAAACCAAGACAGATTGGATCAACGACTATTGTTGCAGCTTATCTTTTCTGGAAAGCTTATACAAACGAACAACCAATAACGGTCGCTTTATTATCTCACAAGATAGATAGCGTTCGACATATATTAAGGATATTTAAAACATTCTATGATAACCTTCCTAAGTTTTTACAGCAACCTCTTAAAGAAGATAGTGCATCAAAACTTGTCTTCCACAATAATGCTACTATTTTGTGCGCATCTGCTTCAAGCAAAGGTGGGCTTCGTTCTTTCACTTGTTCTTATCTGCTTCTTTCTGAGTTTGCTTTCGCAGAGAATGCGGATGAACTCAAAGCCACCGCAGTCTCCGCAGTAAATAATGGACAAATGATTATTGAAAGTACTGCTGACTACTGGGGTGATCCTCTCCATCTTGAAATAGAAACTGCAATGAGAGGAGAGGCTAACTATAAATATCTTTTCTTCCCGTGGTTTGAGCATAAAGAATATGTATTAGAATGCGGGGGTGATTTTATTATTATGGAAGATGAGAAAGGCCTAGTAGAAAAACATTCATTATCAAATGAGCAGATAGCCTGGCGTAGAAATATGATACAGAAGATTGGCATAGATAAGTTTAGGAGAGAATATCCTGCATGTATAGAAGATGCTTACTCCCAATCTGGAGATGCTTATCTAACTGAAGATGATTTAAAATATGTTCAGGAAATAAATATAGAAAATAGTTCATGGGTAGTAATAGATGCTGTCAATAGGGAAGATACATATGCGATAGGAGTAGATGTTGGTGCAGGAATCGGAAAAGATTATTCAGTAGCGATTGTATTATCTAAGATGACAGGACAACCAGTTGCAATATTTAGATCTAATACAACAACACCAGTTGATTTTGCAGGAGAACTCTTTGCTATATCACAAGAATATAATGGTGCGAAGATATTATGTGAAGCTAATAATGTAGGCATAGTAGTTATCCAAGCATTACAAGGATCTAATCTTTGGAAATCTGCTGATGATAAATACTGGACAACTACTGCTCAAAATAAAAGAATAGCATTTGAAGAACTTAAAGAAGCATTACGTTCAGGTACTTTAAATATCTTAGATGCTGTAACTATAGGAGAGCTTCGTTCAATCAAACTAGATAAACAATATAACATTACCTTGACAAGAGCTAATGGTGCACATGCTGACAATGCGATGGCTCTAGCTTTAGCATTCCAATGTTTAAAGAATGTTAGATTACCTACAAGAGCTTTCTTACCAGCATGGGTTAAAACAAAAAGAGCAGAAAAGATTATTAATGCTGGCAATGGTTCAGCACTAAGGAGATATTGATGGACAGATCCGTAACTAATAGGAGCATTTAATGTCAAGACCAGAACGTGAAGTTACTAATCTTGTGAGAGCTATATATAGTAATCATAAAAACTACTGGAAGAATAAAGCCTCTCTAATGCGTAAGTTAAAGAATACTTATGAGACAAAGATGTTTACTGATATTCATTATGATCCCTCAAATGTAAGAGTAGAGATAGCAGATGGTTACGCTTTTATTGAAGGATTTATTGCATCACTATTTTCTAAGTTTCCAGCAGTAGAGGTAGGTCGAGATAGTGTAAGAAAAGGAAATGATAAAGTTGTCAAGGCATTAGCTAATAGATGGCTATATGACCAGAGACAAGTACTTGAGAATGCATCACGTCTTTCTCTTATTTATCCTTGTGCTTTCTTCAAGCTTGCATATAAAAGTTCTTCAGTTGTTTTTGATAGAGTTGCAGTTAGACAAGTACCTCCTTGGGAAATCATTGTAGATATGGATGCATCTAAATGGAATGAACAAAGATATGTTGGCCATACTTATTACTGCACGATTCCTAAAGCTAAGGAAATGTTTGGAAATAAAAAATATGCAGCTGTAGTTAAGTCAGATTTTTTTACACAAAATCAAAATCCATATAAGACATCTGAAGATGAGAGTATTCCAGATGAATACAAATATATCGAAGTGGTTGAACTATATGATCTTCTCAATGATGCTTTGTATATTTGGTCACCTAACTATTCCAATGGAGATAAGCTATTGGATAGTTCATCACCTATTCCTGTTAGAACCTATGACGATACTCCGCTACCTCCGATTGTACCTCTTTATTACTCAAGAATACCAGACAGCCCAATGGAAGGTTACTCTTCTTTATTTCGTATCTACGATCAAATCTTTGAAAAAAATATTATTCGTTCATTCTGGGCTAACGCTATCCGAAGAGATAGCAGACAATATCTCTATAAAGAAGGGGCCATAGATGAAGATGCTTTAGCAAAGATAACATCAGGTGTTGATGGAGCAATGATCCCTATAGACGGTGATACACTTGAAGGTATCATTAGACCTCTTGAAGTTCCTGCTTTATCAGGAAACTTTGATAGATATCTTGCAGCTGTAGAAAGTGATTTACAACGTGGTTCTGTACTAGCTCCTTTCGTAAGAGGAGAAGCAACAAGAGCAACTGCAACTGAAGTAGCGGCTCTATCTTCCTATACTGCTTCTGAAATAGGTAAGATGGCAAGAGAGAGAGATGAAGCCGTAGAACTTATTGCACAGATATATATTAGAATGCTTGTAGATATTTTAAAATCAGATGATATAGAAGATACAGTTATTTCTGAAGGTGAAGTCTTCAGAGTTACTTCAGATAAGCTAGAGGGTAAGTTTCGTTTTGCTGCATCTGATCAATCAAATACTCCTATTGCTTCAGTAATGAAACGTAAAGAGTTGGTTGAACTTCTTCCTATACTACAGGGACTTGGAGTATCTGGAGAAAAGATTAAAGAAGAAATCATTCGTCAGTTTGAACTACCAAAAACTTTTGGAGAAAAAATAGAAGAAGCTTCTAAACCTACTAATATTCCAAGTAATGTACAAGCTCCTGAAGTAGCGCCTCAAGGCTTACCTTCGGAGCAGTTAGCAACACAACTTGCTGGACAAGTACCATCAAGTAATATTGCAGTGCCGGGAAATATAGTACAATAATGAGAGGTTTAAATGAAAGATAGTTGTCCAATATGTAAAGAACAGAAAGATGCTAGAGCAAAACTTTGTTCTTTATGTTATAATAAATCTAGAGATGGCTCTAAAGAAAAAACTATTGCTTCAAAAAGAAAATGGCGTGAGAATAATAGAGAAAAAGCAAACATAGCAATAAGATGTTGGACGGCCAAGAATAAAGATAGAGTTAGAAAAAAAGCTAGAGAGTGGAGCAGATCTAATAAAGAAAAAGAAAATACTTCAAATAAAAGATATCTTCTTAAACTAAATCTTGCAAATAAAAATATATCTATTAGAACACTTCGGGCATGGTCTGCCCAAGTTAGAGCACGCGATACTGCTTGTCTATATTGTGGTTCAACTTTTGAACTACATGCTCATCATATTCTTTCAAAATCTAAGCATCCAGAGTTTGCATTATTTCTAAACAATGGGATCACTCTTTGTGAATCTTGTCATATAACAGAACATAAAATAAATGGAGATATTTAAAATGCCCTTACGTGATGCAGCTTGTAAACATTGTATGAATATAGAAGAAGTTTTATTAAAGATGGATGAACTATGTCCACCCTGTAAAGTATGTGGAGGAGAA